AGCGCGCTGTCACCAATGCGGTTGCGGATTTCGGAAACCATGCGGCGCACGCTTGTTTCGGCTACCCCTGTGGCAAGTATGATTTCGTGCGTTGTCGCGCCGCGATCTGTGCGCAGCATGTCATATACGTTGCGAATGCGGCGCGCTTGTGCGGCAAACGCGCTTGCGCCTGTGCGCGGTGTTGTGTGGGTCACTGTGGTCATCTGTGGGCGTGGGTGGCGTGTCTCAATGCTGTGCTGTGCGATGCCCAAAAGCAATTGCACCCATTTTTGAATTTTGATTGTTTCGGTGGTGCCGCCTGCCTGCCGAAATTCAATGGTCTGTTTACCTTGCTCAAAATTCTGCAAATTGATGTTGGTGAATTTGCCATGCAATTCGGTCATGGCGCGCACAATTTCGCTTGTATCGGTTGCGCGCTTTACTCTGCGCGCCATGCCTGCGGTGATTTGGTGCCCCATAAACTGACTAAAATGTGGGTGGCCTTCTGTGCGTGATTTCTGGTGCAGCGAGTTGATAATATCTTGCTGGTCATACATGCGGATAATAATGTCGCGCAATTGCTCTGTGGTAATTGGGTCTTCAGTTCTATTCTCAAGGCTAATCATTCTGCCAGTGCGCTGTGTGTAAGCAATACTCTCGCGACAAAACATCTCGCGCTCACGCTCTGTTTTGACGTTAAGCAAGCGGCGTGTGGACATATGAACATGACAACCGCAACCGCCACGTGATGATGACCGCTCTGGAATAGTCGCGCCGCCGCGTACTGAGCTATTGAACATTTCCTCAACCGCCGCCCACGCAAAGGCGCAATCAACTAAAATGGGCGAATTGGTTTCACTGTTTACAACACCGCAATCAGAACATGTTGTGAAGCCTTCAACACCATCCCTCTGATATTGGCTTTCTTGTGAAGACGGTGTGATATTGCCTGAAAACTCAGGCTCAAAACCGAATGGCAAGGCGTTCTCTGTGTGGATTTGTACTGGCATTTTTTACTCTCCCATAAGGCGAACGGGTTATTCCGTGTCGCTCTTTATATATATAGCCCTATTTTCAACCTGCCTGTCAACACCATTATCACGAAATGTTTCAACCTGTAACATCAAGTGATAAGACTTACCATTGGTCAATTTACAAACCATTAGTCAGTTTTCAAAACATTCAGTCAATTTTCAAACCGTTGGAAAGCCGAACAATTGTTCGGGTTTGTATGTGTGTGGTGTGGTGTGGATATGATAAAGGGCCGAGGTATATAATACCCCGACCCCGATCCCGATTGATCCCGACCCGATCCCGAAGGCCCGACCCCGAAGAGTCAGGCCCGACTGTTACGCTGGTTCCATTTCCGTCAGCACTTCGTGGGCGTGTTCAAGTGCCTCTTGTTCTGTATCTATCCCGTAGCAAGTGAAACAATGGTAATCGACCCACTGCCCCCCGATTGGCATTTGAAAGTTGAAAGTTGCGGCCTCATTCCACTCTATCCGCATGTAGTTGTCGTTGTGTTCCAGCTCCCAATGTTTCATAATTAATAATCCTCGTTCACTAGATACTTGTCATCGCCGACCTTTGTTACAAAACCAACCTTCAGCGCCCTGTCTAGGATTTGATCAGCACTGAGATCAAAATTAAAACTTGGGGCTTGCCACATGAATAGCTCTTTTTTAGTTACTGTTTGCATAGCGTATCTCCTTTTTACTAACACCTGAATATACCACGTCAACATAAGTGTCAATGACTATTTTAAATAAATGCAACAGAGTTCTATACTTAAAACGTACCATAAACACCGGGCGCTCCGGGCAAACAAACACGAACAATTGTTCGGGTTCTATTCCGGGCAAAAAAATACCCGGTGAATTAACACCGGGTAAAAGTTTATGCGACTTCTGTTTTCCCCGCTTCGTTTGCCGCAACCCGAAGGCAATAATCATCAAGCCCGAAGTCCCGATACCCTTCTTCGATCATGTCGAAGTAGTGCTGACTTGGAGGCCCGACGTAGTTTTTATCATTCATTTCATACACTAACCAGCCGCCGTTAATCTTCCGCCGATTGTACAGCGTTGGATAGCCTTCAAGATGATCCAGTGCTTCTAGGCAACTAGGCGTGATAGCCCATAGCGCAACGGGACAAATGCTGTCCCGATCAGGAACAATGTCAGCGACCCCCCGAAAGACTAGCCGAGTGTCGGGCAGGTAGAACCCGCCCATCGGTTTCGCTAACGGGCAACGTGCTTCCATTGCCCGACGATTTGTATTCATGCCATAAGCCATATAGAGCATCATGTTTACACCGACACCCATTCATCTTCGCCAAGTTCCCGAACGGTTTCACCGTTAGTTAGGAATTGAGTTCCGTTCTTTTGGAACACGCGACAATCAGAGCCGCTGAGTTCTAACAGACCGTTGATACGATCCCGCGTTGTGACGGTGGGCCAATCTGCGAGAGTAAACCACAGTTTACTTTTGCCTCGCTCTGCGATCAAGTTTCCATGCAGCCATACACTATGACCGTCCGTATTAGTCCGCTGTGCCGAAGCCTTCTCACCTTTTAAGAAAGCGGACATGATTTTATGTGTTTCTTTTTTCATGTGTCTGTCCTTTCATTTACTAGACAAACAACATGTATCCCACATTATCCCACATGTCAACAACTAAAATAATAAAAAGCAAAAAAAAATCCCCCGCCGTTGCAGTGCGAAACCTAGCCGAGCGGGGGTAGTTGAGTAAAGAGGAGTAATGCAATGCCAAGATTGCCTGACCCCGGCCTGTTTGTCAAACGCGAACAATTGTTCGGGTTCCCCGACCCGGCCCGATCCCGGCCCGATTGCAGGCAACCGGGGGTAAAAGAGTTAACATAATACTTGTTCGTGAGAGGGGGGCTACAGAACCCGAACAAGTCTTCGGGTACCCCTACCCCCGAAAGGCCCGACTTGGCCCTGTAAGGGCGCTCTGACGGCCCCGAAGGTGGGTCTGCGACCCTACCCGCCAAGCCCAGCGCCGCTCAGTGCGGCTTTTCGCTAATTTCTGTTAAGTGTTCTGGTTCTGTTGCTTCAGGTGTTACATCGATCATTCGGCTTTTAGCCCGATCCATGATGACTTGCAGCTTTTTAGTGATTTCGTCTTTATCCATGCTGTCTATTTTTTCGTGTGTTACGTGGCTGCGGTTGACCATGAGGCCGGTTACTTTGAGTCGCAGTTCTTCTGCTTTGATTGCTGCGCTATAGTTACCTGCGGCCCACGCTTCATCGCGGAGCATTTGCATATCCCGAACAGATTTGGTTATGTTGACTCCATACTTTGATTCTAGTTCGACGCGCATTTCTTCTAGGCGTTCCCGAACGTGTGGTGTGTTGAGTAGCTGCACGGCTTGCACATTTGGATGATTGTACCCTGCGGCTCTAGCTGCTGCTGTTTGTGTCATGTCTTTGTGCAGGAAGTTATTTAAGAATGTTTGTTGCTGCGGTTTAAGTGAAGGCCCGTTTGGATTTTTTTCCCCGACTTTTGGCATGCTGCGAATCCCTGCTGTGGTGTCCCCGACCAGTAGCACATTATCCCACAAGTACGCAAGTCCTTATCACGGTATTGGCTGCATTAGATTAACATCAAGGGGGGGTAGTATATATACCCCCCTGTAAAGGGGGTACCGTGCTTACCGTAAAATAACTCATTGATTTTATTCAACAATTTACGGTAAAACGGGTTTTTACCGTGTTTACCGTAAATCGTTAACTCTTTGATATTGTTTAACATTCTACGTTACGTTAAGCACGGTAAAATTTAACGTGGATTTTTTTACCGTAAATTATCCAATGAAATCAATGGGGCGGTTTTTCGTGAAAATGGCTATTATTTTATTTACATTTGCTATTGACACTAGGACTTTCTGGGATTAGATATGGTGTTATCTTTTATAGCAAAAGGAAAGTGACAAATGAAACAACAAGAGATATTTGACGCAGCTTCGGTTCATTTGATGGGCATGGATGGCCCGTCATTGGATCAGGACGGTGATGCTTGCGTATACCGTGGCAAGGACGAAGACTGTGAGTTCAACGGTCAGAAGTGCGCGGTTGGCTTGTTCATTGCTGACGAGCATTATGACGATGACCTTGAGGGTCAGGGTATAAGCGGTGGACAAGCTGTTGCTGACGCTGTTGCGGCGTCATGGGGTCAAGATGACTTAACTGTCGAACAGATACGTTTGTTGGCTGATTTACAGAACGCGCATGACCACATCACAGTCGATAGAATATGGTTAAAGGCTATTGTCGTGTCTTTAGACAGTATAGCTAACAAGCACCACCTACGCTTTGATCCGAAGGGGGCCAGCG